GAATTGATGCTACTGTATTTGCTGTAAATCCTGAACAACAAAGAAAGAAATCTCAAATTTCAGATGAGGCTGTTCTTAGCATTATGGCTGATCGTAGACCTGATGTGTACGAAAGAGTTCAAGAAGGTATTCGCATACTAAGTGAACCTGAACAGACAGAAGGTGGAGAAGAAGCAAAAGAAGAAATACTTGAAGCAGTTGGATTTATGGATGAAGAACAAGAAGAAGATATTGAAGAAGCTCCACAAAAGGGCTTCATGGCTATGGAAGAGGAGTCTGTCTAATGGTTAGTCCCTTTTTATCTTTTCTAGGTGGAGTGGCTGAAGCTCATCGTGGAGCACTGCAAGAATTACGGACTGAAAGAGCTAAAAAAGAAGCGTTAGAAGAACAGAGAACGTATGAAGAAGAAGCTCAAAAAAGAAGACTAATATTTGCTGAAAAACTAAAAGAAGGCGAGCGAGAGAAAAAACAAACATTTGACAAAGCTTTGCAAGACCGAATAATTTATAATGATAAAAAGAGGACAGGAAAAGTAGGATTCATTGTTAATCATTTTCGCAAAAATGATGACGATTACACAACGGGAACCTATGCTAGAGGCAGAGATGAGTCAGAGGACATCAATAATGCATGGATGGCTATAAATAGGTTCACTTCTATTGACGAAAACGTTCAAAAATTAAAGGCAAATGCTCCTGCTTATGAAGAATTTTTAAGGGATCTTCGTGCTCTTGATGCTAGAACAAAAGCTGCTTTTAAAGTAAAATTAAATGGAAGAGAGTATCAACCATCTTTACTAGTTGGTGGGTTTAATACAGTGCCTAGTAGCATTGTTAGGTCTAATAAATTTCTGACTAATCAACTTGGACTCTTAGAAAATGGAAATGTTACTTCACCCTCTGAACCTCCTTCTGCGGGAAGTGTAGGAGCGAGAGATCCAATTACAGGAGAAGAACGACATATGACCTCTGAGATGGATAAAGCCCTTGTAAGGTTTAGAAGGGCTAATCCTGGCTTTGCAGGGCCTAATCAACGTGCTGCAGCAATATTAGCTATGACATCAAAAGCAGGGGCTTGGAATCCAGATGAAGGAAAACAATCTCCCCCAATATATAAACATATCAATTCACCTTTGGGTGGTATGTTAATGAACAGAGAACAGTTAGGAGATGATCAGATTGAGGCTGGTGCTCAGTATATTAAAGGTAATTTTATAAATACAACAACAGGCGGTGTTCGTGTAAATGATATAAATAAATTTGTAGATGTTGCTCATAATGCAACTTACAAAGAAAGAGAAGATCGAGGGCTTGTTAATGTACCTCCAATGACAGTAGGATTTGCAAAAGGAGTAAAGGGATCAAAGATAGGTGCAGAAATAGCAGAGGCTAAAAAGGTGTATCAAGATTCAATATCTCTTAGACGTAATTTAATTGGTTTTAGAAATCTCAAGACTGAATTAGGAGTGGGTTCTGATATTAGCATTAGATTTACGGCTCTTGCAGAGGGTGCTCCACAGGTAGCTAAAGAGTTACTTGAGATAGGAGTGGGACTAATTTCTGGTGTTCAAAAAGGAATTAACAATAAATACACTGAAAGATTAACTAACAAAGGTATAGCTTTTTTAAATAAACAAAATGCAAGAATTGAAGGCATAAGAAATTCAAGAGGAGACCTTGCCGCAAGAGCAGAGGCTATGAAAGTGGGTCTTGCGTATCAACTTGCAATAACCTTTCAAGGCTCTGGTAGCGGTAAAACAATTTCTGATGAAGACATTAGAAGGCAGTTGGTTGCTCTATCAGGCAATTTTATTACACTTTCCCAAGCAAATGGAAAAATTGATACGTTACTTGGAATTGTTGACAATAAAATAGCAAATGCTTCTCTTTTTGCTAACCTAAAAGATACTGATAATATAGGAAAATACTACGCTGCACAAAGAGTGCAAAAGATGATTAACACCTTAACTCCAGATGAGGTTACTTATAACCGCTTCATCAGTGAGCGAGTAGAGAGTAAATCAAAAGGCGATCTTCCTCTTTCAGAGGTAGCTAGTGGTACTCAAGCAGCAAGAGTTCTTGGTCGTAAGTATCCTAAAGCTACAGCACCTGTATTAAGAAGTTGGTATGGAAATAATGTTCAAGAGAATGATCGACTAGAGATAGCCCGTGAAGTTCAAGGAAATGAAACTAGAAACATTTTATTAAATCAAAGTGCTGCTAATAGATGGTTCAATGAGGTTAAAGGTGGAGTTAGCAAAGAAAATTTAAATAAGACAAAACAAGAACTTCAAAGAGGCAGCGGTTTTGGGTTAGATCTTAATACTGGCACAAAATACAAATTAATATATCAAGATGATGGAAAAGTTTCTACGTTTGAGAAGCCTGAAGAAAAACCTGTTACTGGATTAACAGGTTCTCCTATTTTTACACAACAAAGAACAGGAAGAGGAGGCGGTTATAATTATGGTGCAATGTTTAACAAAATTCGAGGGAATAACTAATGGCAATTGAACTAAAATACAATGAGGAGGATCTTGAACGTGAAAAACAACGCAGAGCTTTTGTTACTGACCCTTTAGAATTTGTAGAGCGTACCACTACACTTGAAGACAAAGAAGCCGTTGGTGACGTTGCTGCTGCTTTGCAAAGAACTGCAGCACAACAGCAAAAAGATATTCCTGGTAGTCCTCAAGTATCATTTGCAGATCCCATACAGTTGCGCTCTCGTTCTGAAGAGATTGCTAGAGCTATTGAAGCTACACCAGGAGATGAGATTGGTTTAGGGTTAGCCCGTACTGCTGCTTCTTTTGCTACTACCGCTGCAGGTGTTGGTAACGTCTTGTTTGGTATTTATAATGAAAAACAAGCTGATAAGTATAACAAAAAGTTTGAAAGCTACAGAAAAGCTGATAACGGATACATCATGTCATACTTTAAAACACTAGGTGATATGTATGATGATGCAACAGGTAAAGAGGGATTTTTACCAAGTGAAGGCAAAGTTATGAAATCTATGATAGATTACTTTGCTGGAAAACCTGTCGTCACGGAAAGGGAAGCTCTTGAACTTACTAGATTTGGTCGCCCTGAAGCCTCTATTTTAGAACAGGGAGTAAGACTTATTCCTGAAATTGCTGGTTTTAGTGCTGCTTCTATTAAGTTTATGTTAAGAAATAGAAAAGAAATAGTATCCGCTGCAGAAGAACTTTTAAAGAAAGAAAAAGGCCCTGACTTTAGTTTAAAAGATGCCACGAATGAAGACATTGTAGCCGCCACTAGAGCGATTTCTGATGATAAAAAAATGCCCTTCCTTCGTGCCGTTAAATTAGAAGAGTCTGTGCGGCCTTTTTATGAACAGAGAGTTGCTCTCACTCTTCAAATGGAAAAGCTTGGTGGCCTCAGAGGTGCTTCTAAAAAAGTATACGAGAATAATAAAAAGATCCGTGACGCAAAACAGAGACGTTCTGAAGCAGAGGTTAGTTTTCTAAAGACACAAAAACAATCTGACAAGGATCTCATAGATCAAGAGAATAGAGCAATAGCAGGTCTTAAATCTGAAAGAAGAGACTTTATTCCTGTCCCCGTGGTTGGGGTTGTAGCAAGTGAAACCCTAGCAAGTATAGGGGCCACCACTATGGGAAATATATTTGGAGAAGATAATACTGTAGCGGTGGTTCTTGGAGCATTAGGAGGAGGTATTCTTGGACCTTACTCTCTTAACAAACTCATTTCACTTGGAGACAGCGGTGCAAAAACTCTTGGATTAATGACTATTAGTGTTGGGAACAGACTAGGGGCGTTATCTGATGAACAGCTAAATCTTTATCTTGAAAGAGGAACTCTTGGCGTTGGAACTAATTTGTCTACAGAAGATAGAAAAGTTTTAAAAGATTTCTCTGAAATACTTCAGTTACTTCCTCCAGATCAACGATTTAATTATGTACAAGAATTAAAAAACTTTGATGCCGTTAGAGCTAAGTTGGCAGCAATAGAGGGAGTAAATCCAGAGCTATTAGAGACTACTCTTGGAAATGCTATGAATCTTCTTCCTCTTATGCTTATGAGACAATCTGTTTCAGATGCTGCTATTGATATGGCTTCAGGACCAAAGGGAGTTATTAATGCAGATCTTATAGAACTTATAACTAGCACTGATAAACAGAATGAGCTTATTGGCAGTCTTAGATCAGGACTTGATACTTTAGCTAGTCAAGTTACAAAAGCAGGATCAAAAGATCCTGATGTTGCTAGAATTATAACCAGCTTACAAGATATAGCAAACACTGCTGCAGACAAAACAAGAGCACAAAAAGAGGTCTTAACTAACACAATTCAAGATATTGAAAATGTTCTTACCCAACCCTTGGTTGCTGAAACTTTTGATAATCTTGAGGACTATCAAAAACTGCTCACACAAGTAGCGGAAAGTGCTTTTGTAAAAAGTCTTCCTCAGACACAAAGAGATCGAGTACAAGAAGCAATTACGGACCTTGGAAAAGCGGGAGAAGCAAGACAAGCAGGAGTTACCCAATATGATTCTCAGATAAGAGCCGCTGTTAAAAGATTTGGAAATACTTTTGAAGAAGGCATAAATGTTGCTGCTACAGATAATGCCGTAAACGATTTCACATTAAAAGCTGAAACCTTCAAAGCCTCAGTTCTTGGAATTGGACGTGCAAAGTTTAATGAGCTTAAAGGTGTTGATATCGATGTTACTGATTGGTTTGAAAGTTTATATAGAAACGCTGAAGTAGGCGAACCTGATAGTTACACTTCTATTATAAAAAGAGGGGAGCCTCTTTTAAATGCAAGAGTAGCAGGAACTGTATTAAGAAAGGCTGTTCCCCTTGAAAAGCTTACTGATTACAAAGCAAAATCAAATGCTGATGAGGTTCTTCGTGATAGTGCAGAACTAAGAGAAGAATTTAGAGAAGCTTTTGAAGAGGCTCAATTCTATGTCCCAGATGGGTTTGGAGGGATGCGCTCAGTTGAAGCAGATGAAATAAACTATTCTTTAGTAAAAGCCTTCATTAACAAAACCTACGGCAGATCTTCTAAGGAAAGTCTGAGTGATTTTGATACGTTTCAGATATTAAAAGGTATTACAGATAATGCAGGTATAAATGTTAATCTGCGTTTAATGATGGATGCTAAAGACATTCAGAACTTTTCAAGTTCGTTCTCTACGGAAGCGGCAAGATTGTATGATTCAAATAGAAGGTTGTCAAATCAATATTCAACTTTGGCAAAATCTATTGTAGAAACAATGCCAGATGAACTTAGTGGTGAGTTAAGAGACGCTAAGAAATATTGGTTAGAGAATGTTATAGATAGATATAGAGACAAGGAAAATAGTCCTATTGGTTATTGGCTGGATCATACTAAAGGTAATAATTATGTAAAAAATCCCTCTAAATGGGTTGATATAAAAAAGATTTTACGGCTAGGGACTGAAAGAGATGGCGTAGAATTAGAAGATCAACTTGCAAGAGTTTTTGGTTTTAGAAATGAACAAACAGGTAAGTTTGAAATAGCAGAAAGTGAAAAGCCAGTAGTTAATAATCTCCTAACAAATATGCTTTCTGAGTATCTTGGTAGCACTCCTGCAATGCAGAAAGCAAAAAGGCTTGGCGACATTACGCCTGAAGGCACTGCAAAAATTGGCGGTCCAGAACAGGCTGCTTTTGCGGCTGTAGGTCAACGAGCACAAAAAATGGGTGCTTTAACTAAAAATGATTTAATTGTTAGCGATGCTATGAATTATCTGCAAAGAAAGGGATTAATTGATAGGCAAGCTGCTATTGATTATAACACTAATATAGATAGATTTGTTGGGACTACAGAATTTAAAAATAATCTTGAAAAGTTAAATACTGACGTTAAGAGATCTGCTAAAAAACTTGGAAAACAAGTTGACCTTGCAGAAAAATATTTAAATGATGTTTTTCAATTTTCTAGTGAGTTTCAAGCTAAAAAAATTAGTAGTATAGAAGAGCTTTTTGATTTTTTTGTAACGAGTCCACAAGCAGCTAGAAGAATAGATGAGCTTGTTCCTAAGATAGCAAAGAATCTTAACATATCAAATGAGGAGTCTCGAAAGACTTTATCTGATCTTGTCTTAGATGCTATATCAAAAAGAACTTACAGCACAACTTTAGATCTTAAAGATTTTGAAAAAGGTGTAAAAGAGGGAACTTTTAAAACAGTAAAGGATTTCAAATACAATGAGTTCCATGATATAGTGAAGCAAAATGAAACCATTTTAAAGAAGCTGTTGGATGGAGGAGAAGAGGGAGCCACACCTGTTTACGATGGGGTTATGGCTCTTGCAGATTTTTTAAGAATAATAAATAGAAATGAAGCTGCAGTGAAAAGGGCTGCAGGAGTTAGAGTGGCCTCACCACGAGGTCTTTCAGTGGAGTCTCTTCTCTCTCGTGGATACAGTATTATTCGGGGAGTTGTTAGCCCTAAATATGTAGCGAGTGAGATTGCACTTAGAGCTTTCAGGCAAAAAAATGCCAACGCCCTTGCAAAGCTTGCATCTGATCCAAAGATGGTTGATGCAGTTATTCAAATGATAGAGCTAGGTGACACCGCAATTAGAAAATACAATGCTAACCTTTATCCAGTTCTTGTTGCAGGACTTGGACAAGCCCTTGCAGCGGAAGGAAAAGGAGCTTCTAAGAAGCAAATGATAGAACTGGAGCTTGACCAGTTTAAACTAGGAGGAAAATAATGAGCCTTATAACGTTAATAGTAATACTTTTTGCAGTAATAGGAGTTTGCTCCGTAGTAGCTGCGTTTACACCAAATAAGTCTGACAATGCTGAATTACAAAAGCTATGGGACTTCATCAATTTTCTTGGTGTTAATGTTTACAAAGCGATTAATAAATGAACTTAGTGCCATATGAGCCTGTGATGTTACGCATCACTTATCATATGCCAGATCATCCCCATGTACTACAAGAATTTGTTTGGCAATTTCTTGACTTTGCGCCCGTGTATCCAAGAATGAACCACTTTGTTAATTATTGGAGAAATAACATTGAGGGGCTGATACATACAATAGAGTTTGACTGTGGAACAGAAGAAACTACAACCCGACAGTAAATACAACCCCCTCGACTTGGACGGAGATGGCGAGGTATCAGATAAAGAACTTGAGATATCAAAAGCTGTAGAGCGGCATGAAAAGTTGGATGCTCAAAGAAGAATGGCTTGGGTTGCTATGATTACTATGATTTTTTTTACTGCTGCCGTATTTTTACCTTTCTTTCCAGATACAAGAATAAAAGCCCTTGCAGATCTCTTTTCTCTCTTCTATATTGGAATGGCATCTTGTGTGGGGGCCTATATGGGGGCCACCGCTTATATGAGTAGGAAGTAAACATGATACAAGTTTATGCAGGGCTAGCCGTGGTTACTCTTGTTGGAGGGTTAGGATATAGTGGTTATCAATACTATGTGCATACACAAAATAAAATAGCGACTCTCTCTGAAAATATTATTAAAGTAGAGATGGCAAAGGCTAAACAAGATAGCACAATAAAAGCTCTTCAAGAAGACAGAGATAAGTTTCAAAAGCTAAACACGGAACTATCTGCAAAGATTATAGAAGCAAATAAATACAAAGATAAGCTTATTGATAAGCTAAGAAAACATGATCTCACTTCTCTTAGTATGAAGAAGCCTATGATGATAGAAAAGAGAATAAACAATGCTACCAAAAAGTTGTTCAAACATTTTGAAGATTTTTCTAGGATTAAGCCTAGCAAGCCTAATGATGGGGTGCAGCAACCTGAAGGAAGTGCTACCCCTAAAAGTGCAGACCGTTGAGATAAAACGCAAAATACCTCTTCAGGCTAGGCCCAAACCTATGCAAATGAACCCCATGCATTTTTATGTAGTGACTGAAGCTAACTTAGATTCATTTAAGAAAAGGTTTGAAAAAGATAATGGCAACTTAGTCTTCTATGCAATTAGTGTTAGAGATTACGAAAACTTAGCCCTCAATATGTCTGAGCTAGACCGCTATTTAAAACATCAAAAA